TCAACACCATTAACACGCGATAATGATTTTTTAGATTTTAGAAATTACATTGGTCAAAAATCTTGGGAGTATTTAGATCATCAAGGTTATGATATGTTACAATACACAACTATATTTAGTGAGATGTGGGTACAAGAGTTTGCTAAAAAAGGTGGTGGTCATCACTCTGCACACATACATTGGAATCAACACGTATCAGGTTTTTATTTTTTAAAATGCAGCGATAAAACTTCTTATCCTATATTTCACGAACCAAAAACTGGAGCAAGAACAACCAAACTACATATGAAACCAGATTTAAAAGGTGTGTGGGCAGGTCACGAAATATTTCATATAAAACCTAAACCAGGAACATTAGTTATATTTCCAGGATATTTAGAACACGAATTTGCGGTAGATCACGGCAAAGAACCTTTTAGATTTATACATTGGAATATACAAGCGGTGCCAAAACAAATAGCTAAAGATGTCGTTTAAAAAGAATAAATATACAATTATTCGTCAAGCAATATCTAAAGATCTTGCAACGTTTATTGCAAACTATTTTAGAATGCAAAAACAAGTTTTAGATACTTGTAGACAAGCAAGATATTTTTCACCATTTGAAAATATACTTGGGAGTTATGAAGATGAGCAAATTCCTAACACTTATTCACACTATGCAAATATTGCTATGGAAACTTTAATGTTAAAGTGTCAGCCACAAATGGAAAAGGTAACAGGATTAAAATTATATCCTGCTTATACCTATGCAAGAATATATAAAAAAGGTGATGAACTTAAAAGACATAAAGATAGATTTAGTTGTGAAATATCTACTACTAGACCAAATTCAAAATTAGGTGGTGTAATAGAAGGGTTTGGATATGTCTCTAAAAATACTAAAGGGGTTAAAGTTGATTTAAAACCAGGAGATATGTTAGTTTATAGAGGTTGTGAGCTAGAACATTGGAGAGAAAAATTTAAAGGCAAAGAATGTGTACAGGTTTTTCTGCATTATAATAATCGTAAAACTCCAGGGGCAAGAGATAATATGTTTGACAAGCGTCCACATTTAGGTCTTCCTTCTTGGTTTAAACGATGATATAATTCTTAGATGGGGGCAGTACACCACCACATACCTACTGTCCCCTTTTAAGGAATTTTATGAGTTTAGGATTTGACGCAATAGCAGCATTACCTTTTGCTACATCAGGACCAGATACAGATGTAGCTGTAGTTGTAACGGGTAATCAATTAACAATTACTATTGGAAGTGTGGGTATTATAGCGGATGCTGTTACAGAGGACGCTACACCTAATCCATTAACTTTAGGTCTTGGTACTCTGAGTATTACTGGTCAAGCAAACATAAGTGTTACAGCTAACCCATTAACATTAGGTGTTGGCACCGTTACAGTTACAGCAGATGCTACGGCTTCTCCTACAGCAAATCCATTGACGTTAGCCACTGGAAATGTTACAATCACAGGTACGGCACTTGTAAGTCCTAGTGGGGTACCACTAACGGTAAATACAAAAGAGCCTGGTATAATTACATGGAACGAAATAGTTCCAGGAGCAAACATGGTTTGGACACCTATAGATCCGAGTTAAAATTATGGCATCAACATTTTCATCAGATTTAAAATTAGAAATAGTAGCAACCGGAGAAAAAGCTGGTCTTTGGGGCACTATTACAAATACTAACTTACAAATTTTAGAACAAAGCGCTAGTGGTTATCAAGATATTGATATGGCTGGTGCAAGTGTAACTTTACTTTTATCAGATGGTGCAACATCAAATGGTAAAAACTTTTATTTAAAACTATCTGGAACTTTAGCTGGTGACAGAACTTTAACAATGCCATCAGGATCTGAAAGAGTTTGGATCATAAGTGATGAAACAGTTAGAGGAACATCTAATAGAACATTAAGTGTTTTAACAGCCAGTGGTACATCTCAACCTGTTCCACCAGGATCAACTTTACTTTGTGTCTCTGATGGTACAAATACAACAACAAGAATTATAGAAAAAGGTTATGCAACTATAACAGATTCTAACTCACCTTACGCAGCTGTAGCAGGAGCACAAATTTTTGCTAACACAACAGCTAATCCTATAGAAATTGATTTACCTTCATCTCCAGCGGTAGGAGATGAAATTACTATTATAGATACTAGAGGTACGTTTAACTCAAACAATTTAACTATTGATAGAAATGGTCAGCCTATAAATTCAGGAACATCTAATCTAGTTTTAAATACAAACGGACAAGCTATAACTTTAGTTTATGTAGATGCGACTAGAGGTTGGGCTTTCAAAACAAACACAGCATAGGAGCTAACATATGGCTCTAACCAAAATTAAATTCGCACCTGGAATTGATAAACAAGATACATCTGTTGGCGCTGAAGGTCGTTGGGTTGATTCTGATAATGTAAGATTTAGATATGGCCTACCAGAAAAAGTTGGTGGTTGGCAATCTCTATTAACAGATACAATAGTTGGTGTGGCTAGAAAAATGCTACCATTCGTAGATAAAGAAGGAAATAGATATGTGGCTATTGGCACAGATAAATTTTTACTTGTATATTTTGAAGGACAACTTTTTGATGTTACACCTTTAAAAGCTGATATTACTGGTGCAACACTTTCAACAAATTCCACAACAACAGTTACAATAACAACTTCAGCTGCACATAATATAAATGTAGGTGATATAGTTTTATTTGATAATGTTACTTTACCAAGCGGTACAGGATTCTCAGCATCAGACTTTGAAGATAAAAATTTTCAAGTTATTAGTGTTCCAAGTCCAACAACTTTTACAATTACAATGGGATCAGCTGCAACCGGCACAGTATCTGCTGGTGGTAGTATAACTTTAAAACCTTATGAACCTGTTGGCCCAGCTGCACAATCTTATGGTTATGGATTTGGTATTGGAAACTATGGCGGTACAATTACAGGTGCTTTACAAAATGATTTAGACGGAGCGTTAAGCGCGGATACACAAGGTAACAATGGATCAGCTACACAAATTAGATTGACGTCAACAACAGGTTTTCCAAGTCCATCAGGTACAATAGCTGTTGGTAATGAATTAATAACTTACACAGGTGTTGCAGGTAATGAGTTAACAGGTATTACTAGAGGTGCATTAGGCACAGCAACTCCAGGCACATCAAATGGTCAAGCCCATAGTGATGCTGCAACAGTAACTAATGCAACAGATTTTACAGGGTTTGGAAGTGCAGTAGAAGCATCTACGGTTATATTAGAACCTGGACTTTGGTCTTTAAGTAATTTTGGTGAAGTGCTAATTGCAACTATATTAAATGGTAAAACATTTACTTGGAATGCAGGGATTGCAGCTAGACTTACAACAAGAGCATCAACAACAACATCAGGATTTGCAACTAACAATAACCCCACAGCAACAAGATCAACTTTAGTTTCTCCAACAACAAGACACTTAATTCATTTTGGAACTGAAACAACTATTGGAAATACAGGAACACAAGACGATATGTTTATAAGATTTTCTGCAGATGAAAGTATTAATGAATATACAGTTGAAGCTACAAACACAGCAGGTACACAAAGATTACAAGATGGCACAAAAATTATGGGTGCATTAGTTGCAAAAGAAAATATTCTAGTTTGGACTGATAATGCACTTTATACAATGAAGTTTGTAGGTGCACCATTCACGTTTGGTTTTGAACAAGTAGGTACGAACTGTGGTTTAATTGGACAAAACGCAGCTATTGAAATAGATGGTGTTGCATATTGGATGGGTAACAATGGTTTCTTCTCATTTGATGGTACGGTCAATACATTACCTTGTTCTTTAGAAGATGATGTCTATGACAATATTGATACTACAAAAGGTCAACAAATAAATGCGGGCATTAATAATTTATTTACAGAAGTAACATGGTGGTATCCAACATCAGGTTCTGATTTTAATGATAGGTATGTGGTTTATAATTATGGACAAGACAATGCTAGATTACCTATGGGTAATTGGTATGGCGGAACAAATACTAATTCAATTAGAACAACTTGGATTGATTCTTTAACTTATCCTAAACCTTACGCAACAGCTTATAATAGTTCAGCTACAGGAACTTTTCCAGCTGTAGTAGGTGAGACAGGATTAGGTCGAAGTGTATTATTTGAACATGAGATTGGAACAGATCAAATTAATCCTGATGGTAGTACAACAACTTTAACCTCTTTTGTGCAATCATTTAGTTTTTCTTTACAAAAAGATCAAAGTGAAATCTTTTTAGCTATGAGAAGATTCTTACCTAACTTTAAAGTTTTAACAGGAAATAATAAAGTAACTATTGGTATAAGCT